TTTGGAACCCACAAAATCCTGCGCAACACGCAGGATTTTGTTTTGCACCGTGTCCATGTTTACGGTGCTCCACAGTCCAGGATGCAGGGGTTTGGGCCATGTGCCTTCGTCGATCCAGGCGTAGCCTAGATGCTCGTTGTTGAGAATCGGCACAAATTCTTCATCTACCACACAGACAAAGGTGTGGTACACAAATTTGTTGTCAGCTGAGGTAAATTTTTCAATAGGCACTAGACGCTTGTAAACAGGAAAGCTGCCTAGTTCTTCAATGCACTCACGTTCCATGCCGCCCAGCAAGGTTTCGCCAGGTTCGATCTTGCCGCCAGGTAGTCCCCAGGTGCCTGGGTGTTTGATGTCATTGCGCAGTAGATACAAGTAACGGTTGGTTTTGTTGCTCAAGAACCAAACGCCCACGGCGTTCACAGTACCAGACTCCAGTCGCCGCCGGGGTAAATGCCCTGATAACTTTTTATCCATGAACCACCTGTCCATTCATACTGTATACCTGTTGTGAGATTGCTGACATATTGAACCTGAGTTTGTTGATCGGCATTGAAAGTAACATCCCACCAACTGCCGTTGTACTCAATGATGTCATTTTCTCGAGCAACCAAAGGACGGTTCACTGGTCCCAACCAGGCCGGGGCAGGATAAGTGTTGCCCTCTGCTCCTGTTCCTTCAGTCAGCAAGTAACGTTGTCCGGCAACTGCTGCTGGTAAACCATTGCCAGGAGAGCTGATCAACGGATTGATCACAGCGTTCACAGGCAGCATGGTGTTTTGTGGTGCAGTGTCTTCGTCTACTGTGAATAATACAAAACGTTCGTCGTTGGGGTCAACCACTATGGTACCGATCACTTCTGATCCATCTGGCTGTGTAAGACGCAGTTGGCTAATGCCAGGTCTCAGTACGCCATACATGCCAATAACTGCCGGCCATAGCAGTCCACTACCACTCACAATGTCTGGAGGTTCAAGACTGGTATTTGGTTGATCCACAATTGTGCGTTCTTGCAGTATTTGAATGCTGTTGCCAATTACCACAATTTTGTAGTTGAACGGTGTGATGACCTGTCGTGTGCCCAGCAGCAGATCACTGTTGGTCACTGCATCACGCAGATCGCCTTGCGCATCGTACATGCTGGCAATCACACGCTCAATCACGCCCAGCTTCTTGACCTTGGCTGGACTGCTGATCCAGATTGGCAGGTTAAACCGCAAGGTGCAGATATCAATGGGATTTTCTGTGCCCATGGGTATGGTTCTGCTGGACCATTGTACACTTTCCAATTCAACCACACTCAATGACGTCCAGTCAATGTAGTTGTCTGTGCTTTGAATTTCCAGTGCAGGGTTGAACAAGGTCAGTATCTGTTCAAGTATCTGCATCTTTTGATTGGTGTTGGTAGTCCAAATATCCAAGTTCAAAGTCAGCTTGTAGGGCACAGGCATCAAGCGTTCGATAGTAAACGCATTGCCTTGTGTGGTTTCGTAGGTTTCTGTGGCAGTGTCGTAGGTACGTTGCTTCACAGCAAAGCGCGACACAAAATAAGGTTCTTGCATGCGTGGACGATCATAGTCTAGGCCTGCAATATAAAAAGTCATCAATGGAGAGCTAGGCAAGCTGTTGGCTGAGTTTTCCTGAATAATAGTCTGCGCATTGCGACTAGAATCTCCGTAGCGAACTGGCACACGCAACAGCGCATACTGGTCCGGGTTGGCAGCATCACGTCCGTACTCTACTTGGAATCCTGAAAAGATTCTAGTAAACTGAAGAAGGAATCGACGTATTTGTTCGTCATAAAAGAAGGATTGCATATGTTAACCACCGTTGTCGGCCCGAGGTTTTAGAATTTCGCTCAAACTCTGACGACTTGGGATCATGCCGCGGTCTGTGGTGCGAACTTCTGCTGTGTTATTTACAAAGCTTGAACGCAGGGTCTTATTGTTTGGCCCGTTGTTGAGATCGGTGCGTACATTGTCCTCGATACGCACCCAACGATTGCCATCAAATCGGAACAGACGATTGGGCAAGTAATCCAGCCTCAGCGCATAATCTCCGCTGACTGGGTTTTCTGGGAAGTTCACGCCTGGAGTAACTGGGAAACCGTTTGGCGCTTTGCCGTCGCCGGTTAGATAACCCAAGGTGTAACCAAATCCGCGAGGTGTGGTGTTCATACCACCTTCGGTGCCATCTACAGTGGTGGTAGAGCTGGTGTTTAGTCCCACAGGGTTGGCTGGCTGTCCGTTTTCCAAAGTAGGAGTAATGTAGAACTTGTCAACGTCATAGCCGCTCAATGGAACTTCAACATCGGCCTGTGCAAGAATAGCATCGTTGATTTCTTGATCTTTGGTACGAGTGGTCATTACATCGCTCTGAGTCAACGGTGTATACTCTAACCAGTAGTCGGTGTCAGTAATGTTAGTGCCTGCTGGCACATTCTGTGCGGCTTGATAATAGGTGTTACCGTAGTTTACAACAGTACCAGCAGGATAGAAATTGTCTGAGTCCCAGATGTTCTCTTGGACCATGGGTTTTTTAAGAACATCTTTGTATTCTTGTGCATTGACCAGGGGTGTGGCCTTGACACGCCACAAGTGCGGCAACCAAGTCTGACTGAATCCTTCGCTGGCAAAAGCAGCATCCTGAATCACATAGTACTTGGGCAAGGGCTGTGGTATGGCTGGATTCAACGGGTAGTAGTCTTTGAGCGTGGGAATTTCCAGTACGTCCCCGCTCATGAGCTTGCGTCCAAACTCGTCAATCATGCGATTGTAATGGAATGTAATGAACAAAGTATCGTTGTTTAAAAACAAACCAAACTGGCTAAGGTCAAAATCAATGTCCTGTGTTTGAAAAACACCACGCATGACATACACATCCTGATCGTAAACACGATCACGGTTTTCCAACAACAGCAAGTCTTGTATGTTCAAAGGACTCTGTGTTTCGTACACAGGTTGTGTAGCATCAGCGTTGCCAGAAAATGCTGAATCCTCGCCGCCAGTTTGCGGACCCATGTATTTGTGAATGTAGATGTCTACACCGCCCACAGTGTACATTTCTCGTATGGTACGATCAATGAATTGGTAATCTCGGGTTCTATTTGGGCGGTAAAGGCTTAAACGTGGCATAGTCAAGTATTTATGGGCAGGTTGACCAATAAAGCCAAACCTGCTATAATTTGGGCATGAAGATTGTTAAGTTAAACCGCAGATTTCGGCAATTCAAAGAACAAGGGCATGTTGTGGCCTTGCGGTTCCACAGCGGCTACAGTGATCAGGTTCGGGCAGTAGAACGAGTGTGTCGCGAAAAGCTCCGGGGCGGCGGCTGGTTGCGTGAACATGATTGGTATGCATATTACGGCAAATCCAGGGATGGTTTCGCTCGTTCCTACTGGATCACATTCCGTAGAGAATCAGATCTAACTTTAGTATTACTTTCGGTTGACTTGACTCAAAAAGGCTGAAGTGTTATAATTACAGTCAAAGGAGCCTGCATGAAAACAGTCACACTCAAGACCTTGAATCCTCGTAGCCCTGATACCAAGTATGTAGGCGACGAACCTGCGTGGCGAGTACAGCCCACGGAAAATCGTTTTGCCACAATGACTCGGGCGTTTAATTGGTACAATTATTTCTACGGCAAAAAAGAAGCCAAAGACATGGTAGCCAGCTATCTGGATCGTCGCGAACGCACTCGTGACGCCAAAAAAATACGTGCCATGCCCGACAGTCAAATTCGACTGACCACTGGCTGGCTGTGCCGTATGGCTGACATGGGCTTGCAGTTAGACGAGCACGAGCAGATCAAACTAGACAATCTCATTGCAGAACTGCTGGAGCAAAAAGAACAGGCCAAGCAAGAAGTTGTAGTTGAGGAAGTTGTTCCTAAAATTACTATTCAAGATCGCCTGCGTGAAAAAACCAGCGAGTGTCTGGGCGAGCTAGAGGGCTTGTTCGACGAGTTCCTTGCCAGTGGTGCCAAGCTCAACGCTGACTACAAGCCTGTGAGCTTGATGCGTAGCATGAATGTTGCGCCACAGTTCATCCACATGATCAAAGACACCTGGACACGCAAACAGGCTGAGTTTGAAGAAGCTGTCACAGGCAAGGACCCTGATCTTGCCAAAGCCTACGACTACATGACCAAAACTCAGCTCAAGAACTGTGTTAAGTTCTGCGAGCTTGTGATTGCTGACTGCGGCAGTTATGTACAAATCAAGAAAGTGGAACGCAAGCCCCGCAAGGTCAAGCCTGTGAGTCCAGAGAAAAAAGCCGCCAAGTTCAAGTTCCAAACTGAATTTGCCGAGCTCAAACTCAAAAGTTTGCCGGCAGCAAGTCTGGTGGACAAGGCTGAAGCTTGGTTGTATGATACCAAGAAACGCAAGCTGATCCACATTGTTGCGGATGAATATGCCAAAGTGTTCACGGTCAAGAACAATGCTATTGTGGGATTCAACCCCGCAGAAACTGTGCAAAAGACTGTGCGCAAGCCTGCTGAAACGCTGAAAGCAATGGGTACCGCAGGCAAACCTTCGGCTCGCAAGTTGTTCAAAGAGCTGACCACAACCGAAACTCCGTTCAACGGACGTGGTACAGAGAACCTGATCATCCTGAGAAGCTGGTAAATAATGGGGACGGAGTTCCCCATGGCAGAACAGCAACAAAACAGTCTTGACGTACTAAAACAAAACCTTAACGATTATGTAAGGCTCCAACTCGGTGGTGATATTGTAGACATCGAGCTGGATCCTGCACACTACGAAACAGCATACCAAAAAACCATTGGCACTTATCGTCAACGTGCTCAAAATGCCTATGAAGAAAGCTACAGCTTCATGGAACTGGTGCGTGACGTAAACATCTATCAGCTACCACAAGAAGTT